CAAAGCTCCGTTGTTGCTACAACCGAACCTGCAAAAATCATTTTGTCTTGGTGAAAGATAGGATCACGAAACTCTACTCGTGAAACATAACTTGCATCAGTTCCAAAATATTTTCTAAAGATATGATTTCTTGTATTAACAGTTGCATACCATTTTTTATGGATTGCTACTTTGTGTTCTTTATCGTTAGGAATTTTACTTAATTCTTCTATTGCTTCTCTTAATTTTAAATTATCATTTGTTTCAGTAGCCATACAACTCCTTTGCTTCTTGTAAATATGAATTACCAATGTTCCAGGTGTAGTGACTAAAATCTGGTTGAATTACTTTTTCAGGATGATCTAATTTTGCGATCTCTTGTTTCTTTGTTAAATTTATTACAAGTTCGTTAAATGCTTTTTTATAATCATGTTTTTGAATATCATGGATAACATATTCATTTGGTGTTGCTTGAACAATGACCGTAGGTATTTTTGTTGCCAAGTGATAAAAAGCTGCTTGTTGCAAATGTGCATCATCAGGAAATTTATCATTTAACTTTGGAAAATAATAACTGAAAGTACCATCTTTTTTCTGTTTACCTGCTTTAATACTCCACTTTGTTTTTAGTTCTATTAAAAGATTTGGAGTTTGAATATCAGTACGACCAATAATCGGCACATCTAATCGTGGATCAGCAAGACTTACATAATATTCAAATATTGCTTTTTCTTTTCTAACTTGTAATTCATCAAGAGCTAAAAATATTTGTTTAATAGTTTCATCAATATAATTTTTATCATTGTTCCATTGAGCTTCATCTTTTTTATCATCCCAATTTTTGTAATCATCATAAAAATATAATGGCTTAACTTTATCAGACATAATGGCTGCCACACTATCTCCTGCCAAAACACCACAACGCATCTTAGAACTGATTTTCATCTTTCTTCTTTTCTCCTGGTTACAATGCAAATATTTGTAAACCCAAAGATCCAATGGAGTTGATGCTTGTGTTGGTGAAAAGTGATCAATACCTCTATCCATAAAATAAGAAGGTATGATCGTTGCTGATTGTGGTATATCAATTACTTCTGTCTTACTCCCCATGATGAGTAGAATAATTCAGAAATACTTTTAATAAAAGTTTAAAATCTACTTTATAAGTAGAATTTTCGTAGTTTTTATGTAGTTTCCTGTGAGTTAAGTGAATAAAATGTATAAGTTTATTCTAAGAATAGAGGTAAATCATCCAAGTTGTACGAACAAATATATTTAGCAAACCTTTTTAATTGGCATAATTTTACATGACTATCATAAAATCCTTTACAATAAAATTGGTCATCTGATTTTCTATGAATAGTTCCTGATGAGTGTTCTAAGGTTTCTTTGTCTTGAAATATACCTAATGCTCCATCTTTAACACGAACTGCTGATTGCCACTCTGTGTAAAAAGTTAAATTATTATAATAAACATTTTTAGGATCATTGTGATCAATAATTAAAATAGTTTTCTTTTCACTCCACCACCAAGAAGCTGCAAATAATCCATATATAACAGGTCTTTCCTCGTTCTCATCGTAAAAATTTATTTTATTATTTTTAAAATAACCATTAATTTGTCTGTTTACTTTTTGTGAAACAAAATCTTCAACATTGCATTCTAAATATTCTGCATATTTCAACAAAACATCTAAACCAATATTTTGTTGTTTCATGTGCCTACTAACGGAACGATGATCAATACCTAAAAATTCAGCAGCATCTTTTTGTGATTTGCCATTTACTTTTTCTCGTCTAAAGATTTCTGCAAGATTGTGCATATTATTTCCTTGATATGAATATGGTCTGTTAGTCATTTTCTATTTTTCCACAATAGACATATAAGATACATATTTATTACATGAAAGCTTTTTCGTGATCTAATTCTACTTTTATTGTAGACAAAACTAATGGATTTTCTCCAACAAACAAAAGAATTAGCTAAAAACTGCTATTTTGTAGTGTGGAAAGATCCAACAGAAGGTGATGGCATTTGGAAAGAGGATTGGGATGGCAAAAGCTCAACTAATATTAATGTTGGTTGGATGGAAGAAAATCCTAACGATAAAGGAGATTACGTTCTTTATTGCAGTAAAGACTACAATCCTGAAATAAAAGAAAAAGGTACAGAAATTTATATACCTAAAGGTTGTATTCTTGTTCGTTATCCATGTGTTGTTGCAGATCAAGGAGAATATTTTGAAACAAACACAACAATTAGATAAAAAAAACAAAGAGTTGGCTGAACAATATATTGAAAATAAAGCTTTTCATTATCGTAACATCGTCAGAGAAACACAAAATTTTTGGCAATCATTTCATCAAGATTGCCATATAGCTGCGGAGAACGAATGCTTGTCGAAAAGTGGAAACTCCTCATCAAAATAATTAATACTAAAGATTTAAGTAAATCTGATATTCAGGTTGCTTCAACGATACTTGAACATCATAATAGTAAAACAAGAGAAACTTACCCAACGAACAGACGTTTAGTAAAACTTACTGGTTTATCATTACGACAAGTACAACTCTCCACAGCAAAATTACATGAGCATAAGCTTGTTTATAAGCTGTCGATAAAAGGCAAAAATCACTACAAATTAACTGAAGGAGAATATCAAACCCATGCAAATCCTTACACTTCAAAGCCATTTACTATGAACAAACCTTCACCTCCTACTAAACCTATTATTAATATAGATATAAATAAAACAATAAAGAAGTTAGCAAAGAACTCTAATCCTTATTACAAAGCTACAGTTAACAATGGTCTTGGTTATCATCAAAACATGGAAAACAAATATATCAGGTTGATGACTAAAAGATTATCTCGTCATCAATATTCTGAATGGTTGGAACAATTAGATAATAAAGAAACTAAACAAGACGCACTCTCCTATGCAAAACACTTATGCGGATAACGGAACATGATTTAGACCAATTGTATTATGATGCTTTCCGCACTGATGAAAGATTACCTGGTGCAATCAGAAAGCAAAAATTAACTTTTTGGTTAGAGATGAATAGAGTTGATTGGCTTAATTATGGTGATGATGAACTTAAAATAAGCATATCTCCTAGAAGTATATCACGGTGGGAATTAGCTTTAAAACTCATCCAGTTAATCAATAACGAAGATGATCGCAAAATCATATGGCTGCGTGGTAAAAGACTCTCCTGGAGTAAAATTGGACGATTAATTGCACTTGATAGACGCAAAGTAAAAAATAAATACAGCGAATTATTAATGACAATTATTTATAAAATAAAACTACAATACAAAGTTAAAGAGAAAGAAAAAATATACCGACTCATAGCTCCAAAGTACGATTAAGTTGTTGAAAAATAGTAATTTTAAATGACATTTTTTAGTATTTTTATTACTTTTTTACTTGTGTTATATAACCTAAAAGGTTATAAATAATAGAACAATAAAAAAGGAGAAAAAATGAGAACTACTAAAATAAGACAAAACGGTGAAGGTGGAAGATACATGGTATTTTTAATCCAACAAGATGTTGTTGACGGTCAAATAATTGAAACTGTTATCGGAGATGTTAAAAGCTACAAATTAAAAGCTAGAGCAGAAAATGTTGCTAGAGCAATGGAAAGCGAAATTACTAGAGAGAGAGATAACAGAATTAATAACCAAGTTACTTACAAAAAATTAGGTTTAATATAATAAATAAAAAAAGGATAATTATGAATACAGATATTTTATTTTGGATGATGGTTGGAACAATTCCTGGAATAACAATAATTTTAAACTTCATTTAATAATGGATAACATAGAATTAAGAAACTTAATCAACAAGGTCGGATTATCTCAATCCGATCTTACTCGTTTAATTTACGACACAAATAAAATAAACCAATCACAAAGAAATATAATAAATAGATATTTAAACGGTCATTCCAAAGTTCCTACTTGGCTGCCTGTTCTTTTAAAATTATTTGCAGCTACAAAAAATAAATAAAAAATATTTTTTTTTATTGACAGTTTTGACAACTTTACTCTATTTTAAGATTAGACTCGGACAAGTAGTTTAAATTTTCAACACAACATGAATCAGATTACAAAAACAAAAGGCAGACCGCCTAAGTATAACCAATCCAGGAATGCAATTAAAAGAATATTAGAAGCTCTTGCAACTGGTGATAGCATTAGGAAAGCAATAGCAAAAGAAAATCTTTCCTGGAATACTTTTAGGAAATGGATGTCAGAGAAACCAGATTTGAGAGAAGCTTACGAACAAGCAAAGAGTGATGGCATACATTACACTTTGGATGCAGTTGAAGATCAATGTAAGGATATGATTAAATCAGCTAATGATAAAACAGCTAATCTCAATAGTATTAAGGCATTAGATATTTTAGTAAGGCATAAACAGTTTTTAGCAAGTAAACTTAGTCCACGCACATTTGGAAGTGATAAACAGCAAATAGCATTGACGAACAATAAAGGTGAGAAGTTTTCAATTGAATGGAGTAAGTAATGTATGATGAGGAAGTATTAAATCAGAATGATGCATTTGTTACATTTTATTTAATAACGAACAGAGTAACAAAGAAACCAGAATTAATTGCACACTTTACTTCATTTGAAAGTGCAGGAGAGATTAAAGAGTTTGTTAAACAATTTGAAACTGAAAGAAGCATTACCAGATCACCGACAATCCATTAAGGATAATGAAGTAGAACTATTACGCATTGTTGATGTGTTATCAGGTGAGTTCCGTATTGGTAACGATATGGATGGTTTTATGGTTAAGAAGAAGGTTAAAGGCACTACTGCAAAGAAGAAGGGTAAGTAGAATATTTGCCAGGTTATAAGGATTATTGTTTGTGTAATTCCGAAAATAATATTTTCTGACACGGAACTCTCACGGAAAATAAAAAATCCTTATTTTCTGCCATTATTAAAATGATACGGATATTACAACCGTTTTATTTGGCAGAATACTGGGAAAAATATAATCAAGTGTGTAAAAAGTGTGTTTTAATATTTTATTATTTGATTTGATATTTAGGCAACCCCATCGAGGTCGTGCAATTGTCATTGTAACCCACTTCAACTCAGCACAATTTTGCTTACGAAATTTATGACGAAAAAAAAACCAGTTAAAAATAAGCCGAAGGTAATTTCCTTCACGGACTTAGTACAAGCACTAAACGAGAAATCAAACTTTTCTGATAAATCAGGCAAGGGAGTTGTTAAAGGCAAAGATGTTTCTCGTATGAATGATTTTCTTAAACAGAAGTGACAAAAGTATTTATACTGGTCATTAGTCTATGGGGATATAACGGAACTGAATGGGTGTATGTTGGAAACCAGATGGCTTTACAGCAACCTATGGCAAAAGAAGAATGCCTGGACTTAGCTGCTAACTGGCAAAAGCATGAATTTAATTCTTACTTTAGGTTTAGTATTGAGTGCATAGAACAACAAGAGAGTAGTACATGAAAAAGATTACTATTCCCTATAAACCTAGGCAGTTACAAAAAGAGATACACGAGTCATTAAAAAGATTTAATGTTCTCGTATGCCACCGTAGATTTGGTAAAACGGTACTTTGTATCAATGAAATGATCAAAAAGTGCTTACAAAACGAGTTACCTAATCCACGATATTATTATATTTCTCCAACGTACTCTATCTCCAAGAGAAACTGTTGGGATTATTTAAAATATTACACAGATGTCCTCCCAGATGTGCAATACCATGAAACAGAGCTGCGATGCGATTTACCGAATGGTGGTCGTATTCAGCTCTTGGGTTGCGAAAGACCTGATACCCTTCGAGGATTATATATGGATGGGTGTGTCCTAGACGAGTCTAGTATGATGCCGAGCAATCTTTGGACAGAGATCGTAAGACCTGCATTAGTTGACCGTGAAGGTTGGATGATTAGTATTGGTACTCCATCAGGAAGAAATAGTTTTTGGGAGTTGTTTGATTACGGACAACATCACGATAAGTGGTACGCAAAATCTTTTAAGGCAAGTGAAACAGGAATTGTACCTGAAGAAGAATTAAGCGAAGCCAAGAAGTTAATGCCACCAGAAATCTATGAAGCAGAGTTTGAATGCTCGTTTGATAGTGCAGGTATCGGTTCTATTTATGGCAAAAGCTTAAATCTGGCTGACGAACAGAATAGAGTTACCAAAGTTCCCTATGACTCCAAGCATAAAGTAAATACTTTTTGGGATTTAGGAATGGCAGATAAAACCTCTATTTGGTTTGTGCAGCAAGTAGGATCGGCTTTGCATTTAATAGATTACGAAGAAGATAGCGGTGAAGGTTTAGAATACTATGCAGGGATGCTCCAGGATAAAGGTTATGTGTATGACACACATTACTTTCCTCACGATGCAAGTGTAAGAGAAATAGGAACTGGAAACTCCAGGATTGAAACAGCACAGAGTTTAGGTTTAGTAACGTCTATCGTTCCGAAGCTGTCAGTAGATGATGGCATAAATGCGGTGCGAATGATTTTATCACGATGTTGGTTTGATCACGAAAAAACAAGAGATGGATTAGATGCACTTCGTCAATACCGTTGGAGTACAACAGGTAGAGGTGAAGTAAAAAATAGACCAGTTCACGATTGGACTTCGCATAGTGCGGATGCTTTCAGATACCTGGCAGTTGGATTAAATACATCAACTAATTGGAGTACAGAAATTAATTATCCGAATTTAGGAATTATGTAATGGTAGAGAAAACAGAGTCAGAATTATTACAGGTAGTATCGCAGGAAGTTCAAAACTCTTTGGGATATTATACCTCCGAGTTATCGGAACAACGACAGCAATCGCTAAAATATTATCTTGGTGAGCCATACGGCAACGAGGTTGAAGGCAGAAGTGCTGTTGTTACACAAGAGTTACTGGAAACAGTAGAGTCAGTTTTACCAAGTTTAATGCGTATGTTTACACAAAGTGATCGCATGGTAAGATTTGAAGCAACACAACCAGAAGATACGAGGTTTGCAGACAGTATATCAAACTATTGTAACCACATTTTTAATAAAGATAACGATGGTTTCAGTATTTTATATGATTTATTCAAAACTGCACTCCTTCAAAAAAATGGTTTTTGCAAAATCTATTGGAGTACGTCACAAGAACAGAGAAAAGAGCGATACCAAGACCTCACCGAATTAGAATACAATTCACTACTCCTTGATACAGAGGTTGAGATAGTCAATGTCGATGAAAAATCGTCTGACGATGCTCTTTTCCCTGTCAAATACGATGTTGAAGTTAAAAGAAAAAAGGATTTAGGCAGAGTTAAGATCGAAAGTGTGCCACCAGAAGATATTTTGGTGTCTAAAAGAGCAACTTCAATGAAAGATTGTAATTTTATAGCTCATAGAGTCTATAAAACGAGATCAGAGCTAATTGACATGGGATATGATGCAA